ACCTTGAAGATGTCGTTGAACTCTTGGCCGGCTGCAGGTTGGATGATCGTGCTACGCAAGCCAGCACCGAACACCGTTACGTCATACTTCCACCGAATCGGCAGGATCGTTTCGGTATAGGTGCCAGGTGCGATCAGTACAACATCACCAGGCAGTGCAGCTAATGCAGCAGCACGTACAGTACGCAGCGGCTCAGCAATGCTGGTACCGTTATTTGCATCGTTGCCCTCCAGAGACACGTAGATTTTCCGCGCATCACGCAGCTGCGCAATCAGCGCCGTGATCGCTGCTGCAGCAGTGCCAGCAGCTTCCTTGCCGGCCAGTGCATCCACCAGGCCGGTGATGGTGCCGATCGCCTGCGTGCCGGTATGCGTGCTTCGATCACGCAGCGCAGCGTCACTGCTGTTCAGTGTGGCCCCGGCAGCGATGCCAGCCAACTTGGTCGCCTGCGCTGCAGTCATGGCCCCGCGACTGCTGGTCGTCGCATCAGGTAGCGTCTGCGCGATCTGCAGCGTGCTCGCATCTCTGGTAGCACCTGCCACCCGGTCAGCCATTGGCACCCGTTCAGCGCCGTGCAAAGCTCCCGGCGCGTCGGGGAGACCTGAAATCGTGGTAGTGTCTGCCATGGTCAGAGTCTAATTAGAACGTCTCCCTGATCTCCCATGGGAGCGGCAGAGATGTCGTAACAGGAGTGTTCGCGAGGTCTTGTAGTTGCTGTTCCAACTCAGCCTTCACAGCAGCCATTGTGGGTTCGTTTTGCTCTAGCCATTCAACGAGCTGAGCTTCAGTGATCTGCCGGTAGTCGATGAAGTTATCGGCATTGGGCAGTGGCAGGCTGGTGGTGAGTTTCTTGTAAGCATAATGGGTGCCGTGATTGGCGCAGATGCGATAGGAAACGGAATGGATGATGTTACTCAAGCCGTCCTGCGATGGGATGACCTGGATTGCAGAGGATGAAAACAGCAAGGTGAAAGTGGTCATGGTCAGAGGACGAAATCACGTTCGTAGTTGGTAGCTTCTGCAGTATCAACGCCTTTCTTGAATGAATATACCTGCATGTTAAGCTCATCAAAGTCCTGCAGAGCAGAGACCTGACCAAAAGTAAGGCCTGATACGTTTATAGTTGGCATCGCGCCTGATCCGGCTACCTGGAAAATTGTTTGCTCTGTACTATCGCCTTCGTAGCCGAAGGACTCAAGAATGCGCATTATTCGTGATCCGATTGTTTTAGTGTTTGATCCGCTAGCCCGAGCGGCCAACCCAAACTTACCGTTGAACCCGCTGCGAGTATTGCCTGGTGCGATTCTGAAGGTTGTCCAATTTCGCTCATTATATCCTGCCGTTCCTCGGATAAGCCCAATTACAGAAAAGAGCGCTGGTCCTATTGTCGTCCAGCCGGTTCCGGTAGGCACGGCTGTACTGGTTGCGACTTGGAGGCTATTGTTAAGCAGATTGACGTTATTCCATACTTGGTTGTAATCGGCGCTTCCGTTCGCGCCTGTGTATTCAAACTGCGGACCGCTTGTCCCAAATACCAAAGAGATTCGGGACGATTCGTCAATAAGGGAACCGAATAGCGAGATTGCCCAGCCGTTGTAGAAGTAGGTTGCCGCGCTGTAGTTACCAGCGGAACCGAACCTCAGCCTTATAATGCTGTAATCTTTATCATTGGGAACATCAAGGTTTTTCTCGCTGGAGATTTTGCAATTACCGACGAGACTAAGACCTGAAACAGAAATAAGTTTGCTTGAACATCTGATGACCGTATGAAAGACTTCTTGATTGCCAGGCAGCTGTGGCTCAGCTGGAGAAAGCGCGCCAATGGCGACATTGGCTATTCTTCCGGTTTGCAGAAATTCCATCGCTGGTGCAATGCGATGTCCGTAGTATTTACCATCTGCCGGTGCTTTAACAGCGTGCTCACGAATGAAATAGTTTAGCGCATTATCAGGATCAGCGATTGCCTGTGCTCTCCAGTTCAACCCTACAGTACTATCTGCGGCAGTTAAAACAGTACTTCCTGGGAAGTAGGTATCAGGGACTACCGGATTCGACAAGGTATCCAGCTTGGTGATAGTTGTCATCACACCCCACCAGCACACGCCTGTTACTTCAGCGGCTTGCTCAAAGCGCAGCTGAAGTGGCCGTGCTGTTGTGATGCAGTTGGCTGCACTGTCAATACTCGCCGTGATCCTGGTCAGGAATACCGGCTGCTTGGTACTGTCGTAAAAGTTCCCATAGTTGAACGGTGTTACATTGGGCAGAGGACCATCTGCATTTCTTGGGCCATCTTTCGAGTCATTCAAGTATGCGGCGCTTCCAGACAAAGAGGTGTTATTCCAAGCCCTAATTCTTGCGACAGTTTTGAATACAATAGTGCCACTGTCCCACTTGTAAACGCCAGCCCTGCACATGAATTCAACGATCGTGGTAGGTCCAAATGATTCGTTGGCGTACTCTGCTGCGCGTGCCAAGCTGCGTACTGCTTTATCAGGTGTCAGTGGTGGATCGGAGAGTAGCTGATTGAGTGTTGAATTGCTTTCATTGTTAGGATCAACATAGATGCGTTGCACACCAGAACGCGCTGTCAGCAGCCGGTTCTGGATACGCCAGTAATTCAGGCCTTTGATCGTTACGGCGTTTTCAGCATCGGCGTTGATACTTGCATTGCGTTCATTGTCAGTATTACCACTGAGAGTGGCCTGTCCTCTTAACAGCTCTGCATTAGCAAGGCCAACAGGGCCTATTTTTGTTGTGGTTGCCGTTCCAATATCAGGCAGTAACGCACTTGTTGTAACCGTCAGGTTTTCAACCGTCAGGCTATCAACCGTCAGATTCTGGAAACTCGTCTGCGTCGCCTGATCAATCTGGCTGCTGCCAACATTCTCAACGCTCAGCGTGGTGCCGGTTTCAATATCCTCCAGACCCTGTGGCGTCACATTGAAGCCGTTTTCGTTGGAACCTTGCGGCACTACACGGCCACCACCTTCATTCGTGAAGTAATACGTGAACAGGTTCTGTGGCGACAGATCCTTCTGCGCTGCGGGGATCGCCTTCGAGTAGTTCAGGAATCCGGCCCATTCCCAGGCGTGCCCATAGAGGCGCAGCACGCTCGGCCGGCGGAACTCCACAGCCCAGTTGCCACGGCTGCTGGCAGCGCCCCCAGCCGGCGCAATGGGGAAGTCCACAGCACTGGCTGGGTCACGCAGCCGATCATCCTCAGCCTGGGGCAGCAGGGCCGCATGGGCAGCGCTCTCGGAAAAGCCCAGCGCCCGCAGGAACTGATACGCGCCGCGATAGTCAGTCGAGCTTCGATACTGATTCCGCGTTGTGGTTTGGGTTGTAAGCTCAGTCGTCCAATTTATGTTCAGCGTGGTGCTATATGGATCGGCGTGAGTGTCGGTATCAATCGTGATGATCCGGCCTTCCTGCTTGATCGGATCTTCAGCGACGTAGGCCGATGCCGTATGCACATACGATTCAACCCAGGCACTATCAGGCACAGAAGGAGCTGACAGCACATCACGCGTGGCAGTTATGTGTTTGCCGCCGGTCGCCGTTCTGACGGTTGTGCCAGCGGGGTAGAACTCTCCAGGTGTGTACTGCCGATCAGTTGCGCATGTACGCAGCGTGAACTCAGATGACGTAGCAACAGTGTTGTCACTGCCAATGCCAACGGTGCTGACTGCAAATACCTGGTTGGTGGCATTGAACAGCCCAGAGACAGCGCCATTGGTGCGGGCTGGATCGGTCTGGATGATGAAGTTGCGCTGTGGCAGCCTGGCCGATGCTGTATTGTTCGCCAGCAACATCATGCGCCGTTCAGCCGGCGTGCGCGTATCAACCAGCCGGCGGATGTAGATCCGCTTGTTCAACAGTGCATTGATGGTGATCGTATTGCCGTCTTCATCTTCACTCTGAATCGTGGTTGGGCTGCTGCCAGTGAACTCTGCCGTGATGTTGATCCGATCCGGTGTGTTCGCATCCCATGCCGTGCTGGTCAGCACAGCCGACCACGGATCACCCTGCGGGTTCTCGATCCAGATCCTGGTGTTCGCCCGCAGCGAGTAACCATCGGCCAGCAGCTGCGCCGGTACCGTCTGCGAGGTGGAATCAACCGCCAGCGGCACGCTCAACGTCACCGTGCTCGGGGTGACGGCCTCGGTGGTGCCGAGGTAGATGAACCGGATGTTGCCCGCTTTGTATTGGACACCCAGAGGCACCTTAATGCCGCTGATTGACCAGTTGCGGTCAACCGGGAAGGCAAGATTCTTGTAGCCCTTGCTGTAGGCAGCAACACCACCGAATGAGCTGTTGCTGTTCGTGACCGTGATCTCACCACCGCGATCAGTGAAATGATGAACGCCGTGGCCGATAGCGAATACAGATACCTCTTGGATAAAGGCATCATTGATCGCTGAGATGTGCCGGCTCAGGCGAGTCGGATCCATCCTGATGTTGTCAGGATCAGCGTCGATGTACTGCTGATAGGTGGTAGTTGTCCAGGTAGTGCCGTTATGCCGCTGCCAGCAGCTCATATCTTTCTGCAGGCTCACGCCGGTGAAGTTGGCGCACACCATGCTCTTGAGACCCTCGACCTTGGCGCCATCCATGAACGCGCCGCCCAGGCCGTAGTCAGAACGGACGCTGCAGTTGAAGATGTACGGCGACGCACTAGCCGTCGTATCCCATGCACTGGTGGGCGCTTGGGTCTGATCAATCGGGCCAACGATCTGATACTCAGTGCCTCGCGTAACAGTCAGTGCATTGCTTAGATCAGCACCAGTGCCAACAGCGGAACGGCACTTGGCATAGAACGCATCAAGCTCGGACTTGCTACCAAAATGAAACGCATCGAGTAGGTGATGCGACTGATTCCAGCCGATCTTATCCATCACCGTGAAACCGAAGAAGTATCCGGTGCCAGTTATTTTTAGCATCCCGCGACGGTTGCTGTAATCAGCAGCTTCTGGTGCATTTGCTGGCACCCACGTCGGCCGTATCGTGACCTTGCGCAGATCAGGGCCACACAGGCTGCAGCCACGGGGCAGCAGCACACCACCAGTCACTGGGTTGAACTGGATCAGATCGTTGTCGGTTGGATCTTTCGACGTTCCCCAGCTTGCAAGACTGGTGCTGCTACTGCCCTCATTTGTTAGCAGGATGTGAACACCAGGCGACAGCACAATGGACACACAATCCACATGCGCCCGTGGATCAGTGTAGGTGTACCAGTTTTTGCTGGTAATGATCGCTGCTTCAATGACAGCGCGGTTGATTGTCTTAAATGGCCGCTGCGGTGTGTAGCCGCACTCCAAACGCTGCAGCTCAACGCGCTTCAGCTTCTGCGCAATAATCTCTTCATCGCTGCCAGTAGCTTCGTGGGTATTGTATGAACCACCGATAAACTTATCACTGCCGATATAAGGGTTCACATACAGCGTGAACGGTGCGCTGAGCGGATCCATCGGCCCGCCACTACCTGGCAGCACCACGGCATTGCCGGCCACCTGGCGCATCATGTCTACCAGCGTCGCCAGCTGCTGCTTCGCGGCAGCTTGACTGGTGGCCACATCAATGGCGCCGCTCTGCCCAGCCCTCTGCAGTTGGCTCATCAGTGCGCCGTCACCTAGTCCTACCTCTCAGCCTATGGAGCATCCTGTTTCGCAAGCTGGATTTTTCCTGTTGCAACGAACTGCGCTGATAGTTGAATCACATTCGTAGCCTCTGTATTCACACTCGTTTTGCCGATCAGAATGTCAGTCTCATAGAACACACGCTCGCGCACCAGTGGCGCTGTAGCCGTGCGGTGATCCATCAGCTGGAATCGAGCACGTGCCTTGCTGCCCTGCGCCGTCAGCATCATCAGCCGCAGCATTCCCAGCCCGCTCTGTTCACCAGAAATCCAGCGGTGATCCACCTCGCCGTTGAAGCTACCGGCGCCGCGGATCATGCCCTTGGCGGATTCACCGAATGCCTGGCCGATCGCGTCTGTATCTAGCTGCGCTGCATCCGTCTCGAATACCCAGCTGGTGAGATCACACTGAATCAACCAGCCACGCTGCTCGACATCAGCAGCGGTATCAAGCAGGATCTGCGGCACCGTGGCCAGGTTGCCGGCTGGCTGCTCACCATCAGGAATCTCCATCCCAGCAATCGCCTCCAACAGATCACGCGCTGCTGTTGAGTAGTTGCTATCTGTTCCAAGCGTGCGGAACTCAGAGCCAGTTAGCGTCACCAATACCTGGCCCGATAACGTCACCAATGACTGAGAGCTGCCGCCACTGACTGCGGGCAGGATCAGCATCACACCAGGGCTTACATTCCGCAGTGGTATCAGGCCCTGCGTGCCGCCATTGATTGCGTTGATCTCGCTGTCGTAGAACCGCACATCATCCATCTCATCGCGATGGATGAATGCCGTAGCAGTCTGCTGAAATCCAACCGTTGCTGCTGACTCCCAGAACGGCGCTGATGGATCC